GGGTTGTATGCGACTTGTTCAAAGTCCTCATACTTGGCGCGAACTTCCTCTTCTTTGTCGTGATAGGTTTCAAGTATTTCAGCTTGTTGCTTGCGCTGCTCTCGCTCGGCAATCTTTTGCTCCGCACGTTGATCAGCCAAGGCTTCGACATAATCTTCGTTGTTAGCAAACTGCTCGGGCGTGACCGGTGCTTGAGGCGCAACAGGTTGAACCGCTCTTTCCCTTTCCCACTTTCGCTGCTCGCGTGCAAGCCGCTTGCCGATGGCTGCGTCTAATTCCTCTTGTGAGAAGGTCTTAGGTGCTGCTTCGGGTACTTCCGGCGCAGATACTTCAACTACCGGTTCTGCCGTAACTTCCGGTGTCGGCGCGGGCACTTCCGCTTGGCTTACTTCGTCTGACATTTGTAACTCCGAGGAGTCCTGGTGGATCGCACCAGTACGATTAGTATATTACTTAGGTACTTAGCTTGCAACATAATTACGCGGTATACGTTCCTGACGCGTTAAAAGTCAATATTGTGTTTGAGCCGTTAGTGGTAACGGTTGGTGAGCCTGTGGTTGTGCCGGTGTATCTAGCAGTTGGGATGGACAGAATGACTACTCCTGAACCGCCGTTTCCTACCACGGTGCTTGCAGCCCCACCACCACCGCCAGTATTTGCGGTTCCTGAAACGGCATAAGCACCTCCGCCGCCTGTACCACCAGTTCCGGTATTAAACCCTCCACCGCCACCAGCATACGTTACTGCGGAACCTGTAATAGAATTTGATAACCCATTTCCGCCGTTAAGGTTAGCACCTACCGCACCTGCGCCGCCACCACCACCGCCGCTTGTAAGGGCAACAGAATTACCGCCTGCATTACCTTGACCGCTTGTTCCACTACCACCAAATGCAGCAGCCCCTCCCGCAGCACCGCCGCCAGACCCGCCAGCAACGCCTGTACTTCCCGCATTCCCTGAACCGCCGCCGCCGCCGCCAATTGATGTAGCAACAGTTGAAATAACGGAATTGCTGCCATTAGTTCCTACCGCTGTACCAACTAACGATCCAGCACCCCCCGCACCAATTGTGATTGTGTATGTTGTTCCTGTAGCTAAACTTGCTGTAGAAGTAAGCAATCCCCCTGCACCCCCACCGCCGCCATAGAAAGCACCCCCACCACCACCACCCGCAACAACAAGGTATGAAATGCCGTAGCCTGGCACTAAAGAGCCCGACGAAGTGAACGTATGGATAGTGTTTCCGCTTGCGGTGGTAACTGTACCTCCAGCAAATACTTGTGCGCCAGCGTAAGAAATAATGACTACGCCTGAGCCGCCTGATGCACCTACGCCTGCCCCTGCACCACCACCACCACCGCCACCGCCAGTATTTGCCGTACCCGCAGTTCCGTTACCTACTACAGAGCCGCCAGCGCCGCCGCCGCCTGAACCGCCTGCACCGCCAGTTCCGGTAGAAGACGTAGTGTAAGCAAACCCTCCACCTCCACCTGCGTAAGTTGTTGCGGAACCTGTAATAGAAGATGAGGAGCCATTACCGCCTACACCGCCTTGACCTATTGTGGTTGACCCATTGCCGCCGACAGCACCCGCGCCTCCCCCACCCCCACCGGTGTATATAGTTGCGCTATTAAATCCATCGCCGCCAGCGTTTCCTTGACCCGATGTTCCTGCGCCTCCTGCGGTTGAATAAACTTCCCCGTCAGAGCCACCGCCGCCTGAACCGCCGGATGCAGCAGCTCCGTTTGAAAAACCACCGCCAAAACCACCACCTATTGAAGTTATAGTGGTTAAACCGGTGCCTGAAATTACTGAGTTATTGCCATTTGTGCTTACCGCCCCACCTGATCCTACCGTTACGGTATACGTTGTAGACGGGTTTAAAGAAGCTGTGCTTGTTAATAACCCACCCGCACCGCCGCCGCCTGCCGCATTCCCCCCACCCCCACCACCACCCGCAACAACAAGATACGTTGCAGTAACCGGCGCGGGGCCAAATATGGCTTGGAAGAGGGTGTGGTACGCAAACATTAGTAGGTATACCCTTGTGATGCGGTACCGTACCAGTTAGTGCCATCTGCAATAAACGCAAGAATATCTAATTTACCAACCGTTGCGGTAATAGTTGGTGCGCCAATTGAGCCCCACTTGACACCTGTAAAGGTGGCAGTTGTGGCTGTGCCTGATGCAGGTTGCTTGAGCAACAAAGTAAACGATTTGCCTGCTGTTGCCGTAGGCATCGTGAACGTACAAGCCGTAGCTGACGTCAAGGTAGCCGTCAAAATTGTACCGGCGGTAATTGCCAAAGTAGCTGATGCACCGACCGTGCCGCTTGCGGTAATGGTTTCGGTGTAAGCAGCGGTTGTTAACGTGTTTGAAAGAGTAAGTGATGTTGTGCTAACAACGCCTGTGCCTTTTGGCGTAAGCGTTAAGTTAATATCCGCATCACTACCCTGCGCCGAAAGCGTTGGTGCGCCGCCTGTAGCTGCGCCTGTGAAGTTTAGGTAGTTGACTGCGGAGGCTGTGTGAGTGATCGCCGCTTGTTGAGCGCCAAAGTTATTTGTGTAAAAAGCAAAACCTTGTGTTCCTTTGGTTGCAAACCCCATTGCAACATTCGCATCACTTCCTTTGGCAACAAAAACAGGTGCGCCGCCCGTAACTGCACCGTAAAAACTTATAAAATTTACTGAACTTGCAGTAGGGTTAATTTCTAATGCAGAGTTAATTGTGACTGGATAAGTGCCTTTAGTGTTAACTAAAAGACCCACATTTGCATCTGCGCCTTGAGTTGTTAGCGCCGCATATTGCCCCGTAACCGCACCCACAATCTGAGCATAGTTAACCGCACTCGCCACGCTATTGACTTGCAGCGACTGATTGCCAGACAAGCCGCCAAGGCGGGTATTGCCGCTAGAGTTAAGCGTAGTAAACGATCCCGCAGCTACCGTGGTTGCACCAATAGAAGTGCCATCGATAGCACCGCCGGTAATGACAACGCTACTAGCTGCTTGAACAGCCATTGTGCCAAGACCAAGTGCAGTTCTAGCGGCAGAATCAGTTGTGGCACCCGTACCACCATTGGCAACAGCAAGTGTACCGGCAAGAGTAATCGTACCCGCGCCTGTGACAGGCCCACCGGAAGTGGTTAAGCCTGTTGTGCCGCCTGACACATCAATAGAAGTCACCGTACCCGAACCGGCAATGTTTTGCCAAGTCGGGGCAGACGCACCGTTAGAAGTCAACACTTGACCGGACGTGCCAGTTGCGCCGGCTAGCGATAAAGTTGAGTTAATGCGTAAAGTTGTAACCGTGGCTGCTGCTGGGTTAGACCCACCAATGGTCAAGCCATTAGCTGTGCCACCAGTAATGGTGACCGCATCCGAGCCTTGTACCGACATCGTACCCAAACCGGTAATGTCGGTGTTAGGGATTGTCGCCGAGGCGGTCATGGCTGATGTGCCGTTGCCCTTAACGTAACCTGTTAAGGTCGTTGCACCCGTACCACCGTAAGCGACCGCAATAGTTGAGCCATTCCACGCACCAGCAAGCACCGCACCGGTTAACGTAATGTTACGGAATGTCGCATCGTTTGATGCGTCTTTGACCGACAACGTGCCGTTGACAGCGGGCACGGTGATCGTAAAGTTACCGACTGCGTCAGCAGAAGATAAAGTGGTTGTGCCGCCTAATGTATCGGCATTAAAGATTAAGCGGCTCATGGCAACCCTTTATTCGTAGATGACAGTTGCAGCAACCGTACCGCTAATCACTACGTTTAACCCTTGATTAAAAAAGGCTCCGTCGTATTGACCAAAAGGGTAGAAGGTAGCCGCAACTGGCGTAAACACACCAACCATTGTGGTATCGGTGCCTGTTTGCACGTCATAAATAGTGATTGTAGGCGTACCGGAGGCAGCGCTTACAAAGATGCCTTTGAGCTTGCCTTGACCAACTTTGATCTGTTTAGACGCCGTGATGTAGGTGTAATTTGCCATGATATGCCTTACGAAAGGAATTTAAGTCGGTAAAGCGTGGAAAGATAAAGGGTAATGATTTCGTCAATCAAATTCTGTAAAGCTGAATCTGTTTTGTCGCAGACTTCGTAGCGATATTTTTCAATGTCTTCAAGTTGATCTTCCAAAAACTCGGTGACATTAGCCGTTTTCTTAGATGATTGCAAAGTAATAGCACCGATCATGCCGTGGCGGCCTTGGTACGCTTCAGCAAAGTTATCAGCCAAGTCAATGATGTTTTCATAGAATTTTTGCAGCGCTTTGTGTTTGGCGTACGATCGGGTGTTCAAATGAACGCTATGCGTCACGTCACGCGCTAGGAAAAACATCCCTACGAAATCGTTGCACTTCATTGTGGCTGCTCCATCATTGGGGGCGGTTGCATCATGTCTTGTTCAAGTGGAGGCTGTTGCATACCTTGATCCATAGGTGGCTGCATCATGTCTTGTTCCATAGGTGGCATCTCAAACTGCTCACGCTGTGGTGCGCCGCTAATCAAGTCACCCGTATCCAAGGCGGCTGCAACCGTACCCATCACGATGTCTTGAATCTGCTCAAAAGTCATACCCGCTTGAACCGCTGAAATGCGCTTGGTTTCAGCGTCAAACGCCTTGATTTGCGCTTCATAGTTTTTGCGCTCAATGTCTTGTGCTTCCATAGACTTAGACACGTTTTGCAGCATGGTGTGCATCTGTTCCATCTCTTGCGCCATTGCTTGCATCTGCTGCTCGGCGGCTTGCAAGGCTGGGTCTTTGTCACCGTCGTCCATCAACTTAGGATCAATGGTCTTGGCAAAGCGTTTAGCCATCTCTTGTGCGCCTGGCCAATCCATGTTCTTGATGAACAGATCGCCCGCAACCGACCACAACTGTGGGTTGCCTTGCAGCAATTGACCCATTGACTCCAACGCTTCTTGGCGTTTGGTCATGTAGCTTGGGCCGGTCGTGACCATCACGTCGTACGTTCCAACGCCAGGGTTGTAAATCTTGTCTATTTCTAACCCGTTTTGGTCAACTATTTTCTTGACCGGCTCTTGCTGCATAGGGTCGATCTTAGCTGAGTCAGGCTCACCGTCCTCGCCCATAATGCGCGCCACGCGCTGCGTGTCGTAAATCTTAGGCACTAAGTTAATGATTTGGCGTGTGATGTGCCGAATGGCGCGCGCTAAGTTGTCAACGTAGTGATAAGTGCCGGTGTCAGTCTGACGCTCACGCGCCATGATAGCCTTGCCTGAACGCTCGTTAGAGGTCGCACCAAGGCTAGAGTCATATTGCCCTGTTGTTGACTTAATATCGTCGCTAGCGCCCGCTTTGGCTTGCAGTAAGCCACTTGACGCCATAGGGGGTTGAGCGCGTTGCGGCAAAGGGAGTGTGCCGCCCGCGCCGTCCGTTACATCAGGGTTAACCTCTAGATACGGCCAGTTGGTCGTGTTGGCTGTTTTCCATTGCGTTTCGTAACCTTCAAACTGACCACCGTAGCCAATAAACGGTGCTTTGGGCGCCAAAGCCAACATCTCTGCCTCTTGGCTTACCCAATAGTTGTACATCCGCTGTGCGTCTTTGGCATTGCGAACAATGCCCGACACATGAATGCGCCCGTCGATCTCAAATTCGTTGCCGACCACCCGCACAACTGGAATCCAATCACCTGCCCAATCGTTATGCTCAAGCACTTCAAAACCGTTAATCTTGCAATGTTTGACCTTTTTGATGTCAACCAAACGGCTCTTGATCGGCTTCATGCCCATCTGAACCATTTGCTGGTCTTCAGGCGAGCCTTTCATTGCACTAACATTGCCGTAATACAAGTGTAATACCGCTTTCTCATGCTCGACATAGTAATAATCGGCAATCCGGATGGTGTCTACGCTTAACCACGGTGCGTAGGATTCGTTACCCACGCTTTGGGCTTGGAGCGAGGACACAGGTTGTGCATCCGGAAACATACGCTCAAAGTCTTCAAGCATTAAGTCTTCGGTCACAAAACACCATTGAGCGTCTGAGCCGCACGGGTCTTGGATTGTCGGATCCATGTAGACTGAGAATGAGTTGCGAATACGCCCGATCTTGATGTTTTGATCAAACGAATTGGGGCTTTCGTACTCGGTCAGCAACCGGATATAGCCCTCACCATACGCCACTTGGTTTTCACAAGCGGTGTCATACGCCACATCTGCGTCAGACATATACTCAATGTGACGCACCATGCCGTTAAAAATCTCAGCCACTTCAATGTCAGCCTTGTCGTCAGCGGGGATTACTTTTCCGCTTGGTCGATTTTGGCGTTGGTCGTTGGTAACTTGGCGAACGTGCTGGGGAAGCTTGTTGATGGTAAGGCAGGGGCGCGCATTGATGGTCTGACCCTGAACTGAGCCCCGAGTAGCCAAGACGTCGGCTGGCCATTGGAACTGATTGTCGGGGCTTGCTGCGTAGAATCGAAGGTCATCAAGTTCATCCTCACGGCTATCAGAATAGGCGGCAATCGCCATTGTCATGCGATGCAATGCGGTTTCTATGATGTCTTTGTCTTTCATACCAATCCGATTACGTCCTTGTCTTTCATCAGGATCAAATCTTCGTATTTGCGGTCAATTGTACCGCTGTACATGACATGATCACCTACGCTCACCATAAGTGGTCGTTTTGAGTCTTTCTTGCCTGGCCCGACTGCCACCACCACGCCTGTGCGGGTGTCTTCCTCGGGCATAATAATCAGCCCGCTTTGAACAAACGGGTCAGGGCGCACCGCAATATTGTCGTGTAGTGGTTGGATCATTTTTTCTTTGCAGTTTTGGCTGATTGTTTAAAGTCTTTGGCGGTAGGTGCCCCCGCCGCCCCAGGTTTACGCATCTTTTCGCCGCTTCCGGCGGCGATACGTTCGCGTTTGGCTGCGATGTTGCTATAAAGTCCGGTCTTAGCCATTATGCACAATGAATGATTGCAAAGTTAAGGACAACGGCTTCAGCAAGTGCGCCACCGCTAATGTTACGCAGCGTAATGGTCGCCGAGCCCGCCGCCATGCTAGATACCCAGCAGTTGTACGCAGCAGACGTGCCGTTGGTGACGTTAAGAATTAATACGTCTTTGGCTGACAACACGCTGTTGGTCAGTGTAAAAGTTACGTTAGTCACAGTTGCCAATGAGGCTGCGTTCATCGTAATCTGACCGGCAGAGGCGTTAAGCGTCACACCGGTAGATTTGCTTGTAAGCTGAGTAACCGCACCTTGTGCCGGAGTTCCATAACCAATCTCTGTGTCTGCGTAAACAGTTGTACCTTCAATTGTGCTAGGTGTTACTAAGCCAATAGGCGAATTGTCAACGGTACCGCCAGAGATAATTTGATCGCTATACGCGACACCGATTGCTTGTGTATTAGGCATTTCAAGCTCCCATCCAAGAAGTTTGTGCGCCTTGCGGCGAATAGTTGCGACTTTTAGGTTCTACATACTCACGGTGCGCGACGGGGAATGCAAACGTCACGCATATAGCATCTGCTGCATCAGGCGAGGCTAGGCCCCGCGCTTTCATGTCCTTCTTAGACTCTAAAAAGATCGTACCTTTAGAGTCGGGCTTCATTACTGGTGATATTAAATCAGTTTTAAGTACTCTGTCACTAGGAATCGACGCAGTTTTGAGCCATTGGCGCATATCGCCCCACATTTGAGCTCTTAAATTACCATACATAAGCGGGTTTTTTGATTTATTTCCGAAATTTACGCCCCGAATCTTGTAGCGTTGCTCTTTTAGCCGGTCTACAACGCCCCCGCCCACGCCACCTTCGTCGATTACCACCAACGCTGGCTTATATTCTTCTATCGTTTCAATCACATGGCCCACCACCGTCATCGTATCGTCGCCCTTGAAGCGTTTGATGCCAATAATGTCACGCCCTTGGCGTATGGCGATCACGGTCGAGTCAGAACCGAACCGTGCAGGGTCAACGCCCACAATAATAGGGGCGCTCAAGTCCTTGAGCCGTGGCCGACGCATGGCTTCGTCCACAATAGAGGATGAAATAAACTGATCATCACCGGCTGACGGGAAGTCGCCGTAGACCTCGACCGCAGCCTGTGATGAATCGGCGCCGTATTCGTCGATGATCTGCTGGTACACCGCCTTGTCCGTACCCTCGACCGTTCTTGCATCCACAATCTTGGTGTTCCAAAAGTCACGCTTGGAGTTGTGGCATTCGTAGAAGTAGCCGGTGTTGCGGCGCGGGTTTGAGAACGCCAACCAAAAGCGGTT